CCCCAGCGCCGCGCCCGGCATTTACGCGGCCATCAGCCGTGCGCTGGCACCGCGCCCGGCGCTCACGGTGAGCGAGTGGGCCGACACCGAGCGGCGCCTGTCCAGCAAGGGCAGCGCCATGGCCGGGCAGTGGGTCACCGCGGCCAACCCGCCGCTGGGCGAGCCGATGGACTGCATCAGCGTGCACAGCCCGGTGCGCGAGACCGTGCTGATGTGGCCCATCCAGTTCGGCAAGACCGAGGTGGCCATCAACGCCCTGGGCTACTGCATGGACCACGACCCCGGCCCGGTCATGGTGTGCTTGCCGGGCGAGGTGAGCATGAACAAGTGGGTGGCGCAAAAGCTGAACCCGATGATTGACGAATCGCCCGCGGTCAAGCGCGCGCTCACCAGCGTGGCCAGCCGCGACAGCGCCAACACCCGCACCTTCAAGGACTTCGCCGGCGGCCAGCTCTACCTGGAGCACGCGGGCAGCCCCAGCCGCCTCAAGTCCACCACGGTGCGCACCATGATCGTCGATGAGGTTGACGAGTTTTCAAACAACCTGAGCGGTGGCGACGACCCGCTGGAAATGCTCAAAGGCCGCACCAGCGCCTTCCCGGCCACGTCCAAAAGCCTGTACATCAGCAGCCCGCAGATCAAGGGCTTGAGCCGCATCGAGCAGCTTTGGAACAAGTCCGACCAGCGCCGCTACCATGTGCCGTGCCCGCACTGCGGCCACATGCAGCACCTGCAGTGGGCCGGCCTGCACTGGACGCCCGACGCCAAGCAGTGCTGGTACGTGTGCCAGGAGTGCGGCGCCACCATTGACGAGCACCACAAGACCGCCATGATCGCCGCCGGCGCCTGGGTGCCCGACAACCCCGGCGCCAAAATGCGCGGCTACCACATCAACTGCCTTTACTACCAGTTCGGCCTGGGGCCGCGCTGGCTGGACCTGATCGAGACCTGGCGCGACGTGCAGTCTGAGCCCGCGCGCCTCAAAACCTTTGTGAATGACCGCCTGGCCGAGCCCTGGGAAGACGCCGCCATGCGCGCCGTCAAGCACAACGCCATCAGCGACCGCGCCGAGCCCTACACCCTGCGCACCGCCCCGCACGGCGTGCTGGCCATCACCGCCGGCATCGACACGCAAGACAACCGCCTGGCCGTGCAGATCGTCGGCTGGGGCCGCGGCCTGGCGTTTTGGGTGCTGGACTATGTGGAGCTGCCCGGCGACCCGGCCAGCGATGAGGTGTGGACCGCGCTGACCGAACTGCTCAACACGCCGATTGCGCACGCCAGCGGCGCGCTGATGCGCGTGGAGGCCATGGCCAATGACGCCGGCGGCCACCGCACCGAGGCGGTCAAGGCCTTTGTGCGCGACCGCCGCGTGCGCCGCCCCATGGCCGTGTTTGGCGCCATCCCCAACAACGCGCCGGTCATCAGCAAGGGCAAGCTGCACGACATCGACTGGAAGGGCCGCAGCGACCGCCGCGGCGTGATGGTCTACCACGTGGGCACCGTGGGCATCAAGCACTGGCTGTACAGCCGCCTGAGCACCGACGCCGACAAAACGCCCGAGACCCGCACCACCCACTTTTCAGACCAGCTGCCCAGCGAGTACTTTCCCGGCCTGGTCAGTGAGACCTATGACCCGGCCAAAAACCGCTTCATCAACCGTCGCGGCGCGCGCAATGAGGCGCTTGACACCTGGGTCTATGCCTATGCCGCCGCGCATCACCCTGAGCTGCGCCTGCACCGGGCGACCAAGGCGGATTGGGACCGGCTGGAGGCGCGGCTGCTGCAAAACGTGCCGGGCAGCAACGTTTACACCGCACCCGAGCTGGTGGCACCACAGTCACTGGAAATCACCGTACAAGCCGCACCGCCACTGCGCAACCTGCCCGCCAAACGCCTTAAACCCACCTTCGTCAAAGGCTGGAAATAGCCCATGCCCACCCGCAAAACCCCCAATGAAAGGCTCAAGATGATCATCCGCGAAATTGCCATCAGCTTTGCCCGCGCCACCGGCTCACCCCAGCCCACGCGCGAGCAGATCCGCACCGTGGAGCTGGAGATCTCGCAGCACTTTGGCGGCGAGCGGCTGTATGTGCCATCGCACCCCAAGGCGCGGCGCCAGGCCTCGGTGGCGGCCATGCTCAAGGAATCCGGCAAGACCCAGCGCGACATGGCGCGCGCCATCGGCATGAGCGAGCGCGGCCTGCGCAAGGCGCTCACCGGCAAATAGCCCGGCGCGCGAGACCGGAACTTTTTTGCCTTAACACGGCGCCAACTTGCGCCCATCATGCAGCCTAACCAAAGGCTGCACGCATGCCCACCACACCCACCACCGAACCCACCAGCATCATTGCTGGCGACACGCTCAGCTGGAGCAAGTCGCTGGCCGACTATCCGGCCACGGTCTGGACGCTCAAGTACCGCCTGGTCAACGCCACCGGCAAGGTGGACATCACCGCCACCGCCAGCGGCACCGACCACCTGGTGAGCGTCAGCAGCACGACCAGTGCGGCCTATGCCGCGGGCACCTACGCCTGGACGGCCTGGGTCGAAAAGGCCGGCGAGCGCGCCACCGTGGGTGGCGGCACCATGGTCATCAAACCCAATCTGGCGGTGCAAAACAGCTTTGATGCGCGCTCTGATGCCGCCATCATCGTCGACCAGCTCATGGCGGCTTACAAAACCTTCACGGCCAGCCAGGGCCATGTGGCCGAGTACGAGATTGCCGGGCGCCGCATGAAGTACCGCAGCAGCGCCGAGATTCTGGACGCGCTGAACCACTGGAAAGCCATTCTGGCCGCCGAAAAACGCGCCGAGCGCATCGCCGCAGGCCTGGGCGGCGGCAACAAATTACTTGTGAGGTTTTAAGCCATGGGCATTTTTGACCGGCTTTTCAAACGAGCCGCGCCTGCGGCACCACCCAAAACCCGCCGCGCAGACGCCAACATTCGCGCCACCCGCAATTTTGAGGCAGCCATTTCCGACCGCCTCAACGCGAGCTGGAACAGCCCGTCGCTCTCGAGCAACGACGAGATCGCCGGCGCGCTGGAAACGGTGCGCAACCGCGCCCGCAGCCTGGCTAAAGACAACGAGTTTGCGCACAAGTACCTGGCCATGGTGGTAGCCAATGTGGTGGGGCCCAGCGGCTTTGCGCTGCAGGCGCTGGCCAAGGAGGGCGACACGCCCGACACCCTGGCACGCAAGCTGATCGAAAAAGGCTTCACCGACTGGCAGCGCCGCGGCGTGTGCGAGATCAGCGGGCGCCTGAGCTTTGCCGATGTGCAGCGCCAGGTGATCGAGACCTGGGCGCGCGACGGCGAGGCCCTGGTGGTGCAGGTCACGGGCAAACAAGCCGGCAATGTGTTTGGCTACGCGCTGCGCCTGATCGAGGTGGAGCGCCTGCCGGTGCAGTACAGCAAAGACCTCAAAAACGGCCATCAGGCCATCATGGGCGTCGAGGTCGACGACATGAACCGCGCGGTGGCCTACTGGCTCAACATGGGCCGCCTCGACAAAGTGGGCGGCGCCTACCCCAACCAGGCCAACCTGACGCGCTTTGACGCGGCCCAGGTGTTGCACATTTTCAAGCCCTACCGCCCGGAGCAGGTGCGCGGCATGCCCAGCATGCACACCGTCATTTCGGGCCTCAAGATGCTCGACGGTTACGAAGAGGCCGCCATCATTGCCGCCCGCGTGGGCGCCTCCAAAATGGGGTTTTTCACCACCCCCGATGGCGACCCCAGCCCGCTGGCCGATGGCGAGGATGACCAGGGCAACTACATCACCGACGCCGACCCCGGCAGCTTCCAGACGCTGCCCAAAGGCGTGAGTTTTCAGGACTGGAACCCCGACTACCCGCACGCCAATTACCAGGCTTTCATGAAAACGCGGCTGCGCTCCATCGCCAGCGGCCTGGGCGTGACTTACCACGGCCTGGCCAATGATTTGGAGGGCGTGAACTTTTCCAGCATCCGGTCCGGCACGCTAGAAGAGCGCGACGCCTGGATGGTGCTGCAGCAATGGTTCAGCGAAGCATTTCTGCGCCCGGTGTTTTTGGAGTGGCTGCGCTGGTCACTCACCAGCGGCGCCCTTGCCTTTGCCAGCGGCGCCAAGCTGCCGATTGCCAAGATCAACAAATTTGCCGAGCACACCTGGCTGGGCCGGCGCTGGGGCTGGGTCGATCCGCTCAAGGACATCGAGGCCGCGCGCCTGGCCATCAAGAGCGGCATTGCCAGCCCGCAGATGGTGGCGGCGCAGGCCGGTGTCGATGTGGAAGACGTGCTTGCCTCGATTGCCGAGTTCGAGCAGCTGGTGGCCAAAAGCGGCATCAGCCTGATCAATTTCGAGAGCAACCCGCAGGGCGCGCAGGCGGTGGCAGACGCCGCCGCAGGCACGGATAACAACACCGCTTGAACCGGAACTTTTTTGCCTTAACACGCCGCCAAAACCGGCCCATCATCACCCCCAGAAAGCACACACCATGAGCACACCCCGCACCCTCAAAACCGGCACCATGCAACGCATGGCCACGTTCGACCGCGCCCTGGTGGACCAGGCCGCCCGCACCGTGCCGCTGGCGTTTTCCAGCGAGACCCCTGTGGACCGCTGGTTTGGCGCCGAGGTGCTGGACCATTCTGATGCCAGCGTGCGCCTGGGCCGCCTGAACAATGCCGGCCCGCTGCTCATGGACCACGACCCCAGCCGCCAGATTGGCGTCATTGAGCAAGTCTCGATTGGTACAGATCGCGTCGGACGCGCACTGGTTCGCTTTGGAAAGAGCGAAGACGCCGAAGAGATTTACCAGGACGTGATCGACGGCATTCGCCAGCATGTGTCTGTGGGCTACCGCGTCCACAAGATGATTCTGGACAGCAAGCAGGGCGATGCCGAGACCTATAGGGCGACCGATTGGGAGCCGATGGAGATCTCGATTGTCTCCGTGCCCGCTGACGCCAGCGTCGGCATTGGCCGCGCCGCCGCCCCGCAAGACGCTGATGCGTTTGAAACCCTGATCGAAGGCGCCCGCAGCGCCGAACCCGAAACCGTTACCGAACCCACCCCCAAGGAACCCACCATGACTACTCCCGACATCCAAGTGATCGAAGCCGCCGCCCGTTCTGACGCCGCTAAAAACGAGCGCAGCCGCACCAACGAAATCGCCGCCCTCGGTGAAGCCCACGCCAAGCGCGGTGGCGACAAGCTCGCCATGCAATTCATCCGCGAAGGCAAAACCGTGGAAGACTTCCGCGCCGCCCTGCTCGACGCCGCTGCCAAAGAGCCGCAGACCGACACGGTGCAGCTCAACGCCCGCGAGGCCAAAGACTACTCTTACGTGCGCGCCATCGCCGCTGCCCTGGCACGCGCCGAAGGCCAAAACGTGAGCGGCTTCGAGGTCGAAATCTCGCAAGACATCGAACGCGCCATGCCCGCCAACATCAAGCGCAACGGCGGCATTTTTGTGCCGCTCAGCCTGCAGCGCGCCCCCATTGCGGAGTCGCTGTACAACACCAGCGGCAAGGGTGCTTCCACCGTGTTCACCCAAGCCGGTGACTTCATCGAGCTGCTGCGCAACGCCTCTGTGGCCGTTGGCCTGGGCGCCCGTGTGATGTCTGGTTTGACCGGCCCGGTCAGCTTCCCCAAGCAAACCGGCGGCGCATCGGCCTATTGGATGGCTGAAAATGACGGCACCAACGTGACCGCGTCCAACGCTGCGCTGGGCTCGGTGGCGCTCAGCCCCAAAACGCTGCAAGGCACCACGGCCTTCAGCCGCCAGTTGATGACCCAATCCAGCCTGGACGTGGAAGGCTTCATCCGCGAAGACCTGGCCGCCGCCCACGCGCTGGCCTGGGACCTGGCTGTGCTGCACGGCACCGGCAACAACAACCAGCCCACCGGCATTTATGCCGCCTCTGACGTGAACAGCGTGGCCTTTGGTGGTGTCCCCACTTACGCGCTGCTGATCGACATGATCACCGAAGTGTTGAAGGACAACGCCCTCAACGGCGCGCTGGCCTTTGTCACCACCCCGGGCCTGGCTGGCAAGCTGGCCAAGACTGTGGTGGCCGCCAACACCGACACCCGCATGCTGTGGGAAGGTAAGCTCAACGAAGGCGCCGTGGCAGGTTACCGTGCCGTGGCCTCCAACCAAGTCAGCGCCGTATTGGGCGGTGGTGCCGAGCAAGGCCTGATCTTCGGCAACTGGAACGACGTGATGATCGGCAACTTTGGCAGCATGGAGCTGGTGGTCGACCCCTACAGCCTGAAAAAGCAGGGCATGATCGAAGTCACCAGCTTCCAGCTGTGCGATATCGCACTGCGCCACGGCCAGTCCTTCACCAAGGGCACCGGCGTTACCCTGAGCTGATAGCCCGCCGCCATGAAAGTAACCTTTCTACGCGGCACTGCGCTGGGCGGCATCGGCAACGATGCCTACCCTGGCGACGTGCGCGACCTGCCCGACGCCCGCGCCCTGAGCCTCATCGCCCAGGGCCGCGCTGTGGCCGGTGACACCTCCCCCAAAAAGCAGATTGCCAAGGCAGTGCCCAAAGTGGCCCCGCCAGCGGTTGACCTGATCACAGAAAGCACATGATGGACATCATTGGCGACAGCACCCTCACCACACTGCAGGCCCCGGCCAGCATCAGTGCCGACGGCAACACCGTTGGCATTGATGCGCGCTCACTGGCCGGGCAGGGCGGTTTGATCCTCACCGGCTATGCCACGGCAGGCACCCTGCCCACGCTGGCCGTCAAGCTGCAGGCCGCGCCTGACGGCGACGTGGTCACCAGCGTGACCCCCGGCACCAACACCGGCACCGGCACCTGCACGCAAGTTTATGGCGGGCCTGATGCGCTGGCCGAAACCATCACCGTGACCCTGAGCAACGCCACCACGGCCACCGTGGTCGGCAGCGTCTACGGCCCCTATGCCAACGCCACCGTGGGCACGCTGTACCAAAGCGCCGGCGTCGAGTTCATGCTGACAGCGGGCGCCGTGGCATTTGTCAACACCGACACGTTTGTCATCATCACCACGGCGCGCACCTATGCCGACGTGGCCGGCGCCGCATTTGCCGCCCTGGACACCGCCCGCAGCATCCAGAAAATTGGCGTCAACTTCGACAAGCTCAACCGCTTCCTGCGGCTGAACTACGACATTGGCGGTTCTGCCGGCCCGGCTTATGCCGTGGCCGTGGCGGCCATCAGCGCGGTGCACTAAGCCATGTTCACCGAAGACTTCAGCGCATTCATGAACACCGCAGAATTTGCCACTTCGGTCACGCTCAACGGCGTGACCGTGTCGGCCATTTATGACGCGGCTTATGCGCTGGGAGACATCGGTGCCTATGGTGCAGCCAGCACGCAGCCCAGTCTGACGCTGGCCACCGCTGATGTGCCCGAGTCGCCGGTGGGCAAGACTGCCACCATCGACCTTGTGGACTACCTTGTGGTGACGCATGAACCCGACGGCACCGGCGTGAGCCGCTTGCTGCTGCGCAAGGTCTGACATGGCCCACGCGCAACAGCAAATCATTGACGCGCTGCAGGCGCTGCTGGCGGCTGGCGCCACGGTGGCTGGCACGCGGGTGTATGCCGACAGTTTCGACCCGCTGCAGGGCAGTGCGCTGCCCGCCATTGTGCTGCAAGAAAGTGGCGAGACCATTGAAGAGTTCACTATCTCCGGCATCGAGAAACGCGAGCTGAGCGTGCAGGTGCATTGCGTGCTGGCGCACAACACCACCGCCATCCCTGCAGCCCGCAGCTTTGGCCTGGCGGTTGAAAAGCTGATTGCGGCCAGCACCGCACTGGCCGCTTTGTGCAGCCAGGGCGTGCGCATTACCGCCAGCCGCCCTGACGTGGACCCTGGCACCGAGCGGGTGCTGGCCTCGCGCGTGCAGAGCTGGACCTTTTCCTACCTGGTGCAGTCCACTGCACCCGACATCATCCTTTAACAGAAAGAAGCCCCATCATGCAAGTCAACATCTGGTCCAAAGTCGCCGTCGCGGTGCAAACCGTGCTGGCCAGCGCCACCACCATCGCCGCCATCACCAAGGCCAACCCGGCTGTGGTGAGCTGCACCGGCCACGGCTACAGCACCGGCTCTTTTGTCAAGCTCAGCGTGGCGGGCATGCTGGAGCTCGACAATGCCGTGGTCAAGGTGACCAGCGTCACCGCCGACACCTACAGCCTGGACGGCATCGACAGTACGCTGTTTGAGACCTTTGCCAGCGGCAGCGCCGAGCTGGTCACATTTGGCGCGGCCGCGGCCACGTTCCAGGACGTGAACGCCAGCGGCGGTGAAGCCAGTGACATCGACATCACCACCATTCACGACGACACCACCAAGCTGATTCCGGGCGTCAAGTCTGCGTTGTCCTACACCTTTGGCAGTTTGTGGGACCCGGCCGACGCCGCGCTGGTGGAGCTTAAAAAGGCCGACCGCGTCAAGGGCACGCGCGCCGTCAAACTCACCTTTGCCAGCGGTTCGGTAGTCACGTTCGACTGCTACCCCTCCGTCAGCCTGGCGCCCGGCGGCAGCACTGGCGGCCCGGTGACCACCCCGGTCGGCTTTAAGCTCACCGGCCCGGTCAACGCCTACGCCTGACCGCCATGGCTGTCATCAAGCGCGACACGGTGCCCGCACCCACGGTGCCCAAGGAAACCCTGCCCGTTCCGGCCTTGGGCGGCGAGGTGGTGGTGCGCGGCCTGCTGCTTTCCGAGCGCATGCAGATGCAGGCGCGCATTGTGGCGCTGCGCCGTGACGCCGTGACCGATGAGGGCGCGGTGCACACCATCTTGCCAGTCCTGCTGGCGCTGAGTGTGGTCGACGCCGACGGCCTGGCCGTGTTCACCCACGACCAGTGGCAGGCCTTTGGCGCGCGCCACGCCGACCAGGCGGTGACGTTGTTCAATGCCGCCTGGCGCTTGAGCGGGTTTTCAACGGCAGAAGAAGCAAAAAACTAGCCAGCCAGCCGGAGCTTAGGTTTGCCCTGCGGCTGGCGCAAAGAATGGGAATCACCGTGCAACAACTCTCGCAAACCATGACCGCCCAAGAGTTTGGCCAGCACTACACGCTGGAACTCGAAGAGCCCCTGCCCGCCGCCCCCTGGAGCCTGGCCGCCAGTATGCTGGCCGCGCTGGCCAACGGCCCACTGAAAAGCCCCGAGCCCGGGCGCATTTGGCAGGTCCGCGACTTCATGCCCGCGCTGTGGCAGCACAACGCCCCAACCGCGCCCGACACCCCGGCGCAGCCCGCCACCGTGGCGCAAATCATGGCGCAAGCCCGCGCCGCTGGCATGGTGCAATAACATGGCGACAAATAACGTTAAAGTCGTTTTAACTGCGCAAGACAAAACCGCCGCCGCGTTCAAAACCGCCACTGCCAACTTGGGCGCACTCAAAGCCAGCGCGGCTGGCGTAGGCAACTTGCTGGGCGGCCTGGGTGTTGGCATCAGCATTGCCGGCATTGTGTCGCTCACCAAGTCGGTCATTGATGGCCTTGACAGCCTCAACGACCTCAAAGACGCTACCGGCGCCAGTATTGAGAACCTCAGCGCACTGGAAGACACCGCCGCGCGCACCGGCACCAGCATGGACACCGTGGGCGCTGCGCTCGTCAAGCTCAACCAGACCCTTAACGCTGCCAAGCCAGGTAGCGCCCAGGCCGACGCCATCGAGGCCATTGGCCTGAGCGTGGAAAACCTCAAGCGCTTGGACCCAGCCGAGGCGCTGCTCAAGGTGGCCGTTGCGCTGAGCGGCTTTGCTGATGATGGCAACAAAGCCCGGCTGTCGCAGGAGCTGTTTGGCAAAAGCCTGAACAAGGTGGCGCCGCTGCTCAATGACCTGGCAGAAAAAGGCAAGCTGGTGAGTACTGTTACCGAAGAGCAGGTAAAGGAGGCTGAGAAACTCAACAAAGAGTTTTCGGCCATGCAAAAGAACATCATTGACGTGGCACGCGCCATGACCGGGCCGCTGGTATCAGCCTTCAATGAGTTTATGGAAAAACAGCGGCAGGCAAAAAAAGAAGGCAAATTCGGCCTGTTCACTTCACCGATCCAAGCCGAGCTGGAATACAACTCCGGCAGGCGCACCGGCTCCTGGACTGTGCCTGGCAACGCCGGGCGCGGCGTAGTCTTTCCTGATTTTGTCAAACCCAGCGTCGACCTGCCGCCAGATCCACTAAAAAAGACCGGCGGCAGCACTGCCTCCAAAAAAGACCCCTACGCTGAAGCCGCGCGCTACATCGAGGGGCTGCAAAAGCAAATCGAGAAAACGCAGGAGCTCACCACCCTGCAGCAGCTGGGCATGGACATCAACGCCGGGCGCCTGGGCAAGATGACCACCGCGCAACAGGCCGAGGCCATTGCGCTGGCGCAAAAAATAGACAGCATCAAAGTCGAGCTTGACCTGCAAAAACAGCTGGCTGACCTGGCCAAAGAAACCAGTGCCGAGCAAGAGGAATTTTTCCAAAACGTCACCGCCGCAGACGACGCCAAGCAGGCCCGCATCCAGGCCTTACTGGGTGCCACAACCACTGGCAAAAACAATGCCACTCAGGCCGACCTGGCGCTGCTGCAAACCGAGTTGGAAAACGGACGCATCAGCACCGAGCTGTATTCCGAGGCCGTCATTGAGTTGTTTGACCTGGCCGGCAAAGAAACCAAAACCACCATCAGCCTGGCCGAAGAGCTGGGCCTGACCTTTACCAGCGCCTTTGAGAATGCCATGATCAGTGGCGGCAAGTTCAGCGACGTGCTGGCCGGGCTTGAGCAAGACATCATGCGCATCGTCACGCGCAAGCTGGTTACCGAGCCGATGGGCAATGCACTCACCGGTATGCTTGGCAACGCGTTGGGCGGTGGCTTCGACAACTTCGACCCGTTAAGCCTGATCTCATTCGACGGCGGCGGCTCCACCGGCAGCAACTCGCGCACGGGTGGGCTCGACGGAAAAGGAGGCTTTGTCGCCATGCTGCACCCGCAGGAAACTGTGGTTGACCACACCAAGGGCCAAAAGTCGGGCAACACCGTCAACGTCACGGTCAACCAAACCTTTGCTGCTGGCACCAGCCGCGCCACCACCATGCAAGCCGCTGCCGACGCACGGCGTCAACTCGAATACGCTGGGCGCAACCTATGACCATCACCGTTTACGCAGACGTGATTCTGCCCAATCGCATCATCAGTGCCGGCGCGCGGGGTAAACAGGTGCGCAACAACAACCGCACCCTGGCCAGCAATGGCACACAGCAGGTGAATGTGAATTGGGCACGCACTTTGCGCCAGTACGAATTGGGCGTGGTGCCTTTGAGCGTGGCCGATTGGCAGACCATTGAAGGCTTGTTTGAAGTCACCGAGGGTGGCGCGTTTGGATTCCTGATGCAAGACCCCAAGGACACCAAGGCGCTGATCACTGAAGGCGTGGCAACGGCCAAAACATCGACCACATTCCAGCTTTACAAAACCTACACATCAGCCGGCAGCACCCGAACTAAAACCCGTAAGATCACCCGCCCCATTGCGGTGGGGTTTGACATCAAAGTGTCTGGCGTGTCGCTGACCGTCACCACCCAGTACACGCTGAACGCGGCCACGGGTGTCGTCACCATCCCAAGCGCACCCGCAGCGGCCAACATCACATGGTCTGGCAGCTTTTATGTCCCGGTTCATTTCGCCTCAGACGAGATTGATTGGGAACTGGTGCGCAGCGGACCGGCAGACACGCGCCTGATGGCAGGCCCCAGCGTGACCGTGTTGGAGGTGGCTGAATGAAAACGTTGCCCGCCTTACTCGACACGCATTACAGCGGCGGCACGACCACGCTGGCCGACCTGCTCAAGATCACCCGCACCGACGGCGAGGTGTTCGCGTTCACGTCAGCGGCTGAAGACGTGACCATCAGCGGGCAACTCTACACCAGCGCCCAAGGCTTGAACATCAGCAGCATCGAAGTGTCGGCAGGTTTCGCCGTGGACAACCTCGAATTGACCACCTTGGACGACGGCACCGTCTTCACCAAAGCAGAAGTATTGGCCGGCGTGTGGCGCAATGCTGATTTCATCATCAGCCGCTACAACTGGCAGACCCCAACAGATGGCGTCGAAGTGCGCATGGCCGGCACCGTGGGAGAGGTGAACATGCACCGCGGCTACATCACCGCCGAATTGCGCGGATTGCAACAGTACCTGCAACAGCCTATTGGCAGCGTGTCAAGCAAGACCTGCCGTGCCCGTCTGGGTGATGCGTTGTGCGCCAAAGATTTAACAGCGTTCACCCACACCGGCACCGTCACCAGCGCGGCCAGCAATCAGGTGTTTACTGCCTCTGCTATGGCGCAGGCAGCAGACTACTTCGCAGAGGGCATCCTGACCTGGACGGGAGGCGTCAATGCCGGTCTGATCGTCAAGGTCAAAGGCTTCTCGTCGGGTGTGTTTACCCTGATGCTGCCCATGTTGCAAACCATCACGGCAGGCGACACCTTCAGCGTGGTCGCCGGCTGCCAAAAGCGCCTGACCGACTGCGCCACCAAGTTCAACAACGTGCTGAATTTTCAGGGTGAGCCGCACTTGCCCGGCATTGACGAGATGACACGATGACAACCCGCACAGACATTGTCACCAAGGCCAGAGAATATTTGGAAACGCCATTCCATCACCAAGCTCGATTGAAAGGCGTTGGTGTGGACTGCATCGGTTTGGTCATTGGTGTGGCCCGTGAGCTTGGCCTGATCGCGCCCGACTTCGACATTGCCGCCTACCCAAGAATCCCAGACGGCACCACACTATTACCCATGGCAAATATGCACATGACTGCCATCAGCCGCGAGTCTATGCAGCCCGGTGACGTGATCGTCGTGAGCTTTGACAAATACCCGCAACACTTCGGCATTTTGGGCGACTACCGGCACGGCGGTTTAAGCATGATCCACGCCGCCAGCAACGCCGGGAAAGTTATCGAGACACGCCTGATGTTTTCCAGCGCCATGACATTCGTCGCAGCCTTCGCGCTGCCGGGGGTGCACTGATGGCGCAGCTTGTTGTTGCAGCCGCGGGCGCCGCCGTAGGTTTTATGGTTGGTGGCCCAATGGGCGCAAAAATAGGATGGGTCGCCGGCACCATGATCGGCTCTGCCTTCGCCCCCACGCAAAAATCCCAAGGGCCACGGCTGGACGATTTGAAGGTATCCACCAGCAGCTACGGCACACCCATCCCCTACATCGCAGGACACCCGCGCGTGAGTGGGCAGATTGTGTGGGCCAGCACCAAGCGCGAGATTTCCACTACAGAATCAGCAGGCAAGGGCGGCGGCGGCTCAGAGTACACCAGCTACACCTACGAGGTCGATTTGCTGCTTTTGCTCAGTGACAACGTGATACCTGGCGTTGCACGAGTCTGGAACAATGGCGAGCTGGTTTTTGATGGCGAGGTGAAAGACAACCTTTGGTCGCGCATGACGGCCTATACCGGTGCGGCAAGCCAATTTCCTGACCCGGACTATGAAGCGGTTGTTGGCACGGCCAACGCACCCGCCTATCGTGGCCGTGGCTCGGTATTCATCAAGTCCTTGCAGTTGGGTGGCAGTGGGCAAATTCCGAACCTGACGTTTGAGATTGGCTCGGCCATGTCAAGCGATGTGCTGCTTTACTTGCCGGGTGGCGATCTGCTCGATCATTCCTCTTACGAGCGCACGGTCACATTCGTACAAAGTGTTGGAACTTACCACTCTGAAATAGGCCAAGCCACCAGCTCACAGACAGTCGCAGGCGCTTTTGACGGCACAGCCATTGAGTTCCAACGGCAAAACACCTCGTATCTCGAAGTTGACCTGAACGGATGGTTTCCTACCACGGGCGATGTGTCTTTTGAGTTCAGATTCAGATTGACGCAATGGGAGCCTAGTACCCAATACGGCGGCAATGACACCGGGTTATTTCTTTGCTTTGAAGACGGAGCAGGTAACAAAACTTACCACTGCAATGTTCGGTTTGCATACGCGTATGGGCCGCTGAATGTTTATCTGTTTGGCTACACGGGGGCAACACTCGATACCGCATGGCAGCACGGCGTTGCACAGCGTATCAGTGGCGTGTGGCGCTTTGGCATCAACGGCACATGGGTTGATTCATCTTTGTCGTTCCCCATTGAAAACAAAAAGCTGAAATTCGGCAACTTCTACTACCAAACTGGAATTCAGGTAACTGGTGCCATCAGTGGTGCCATTGAAGAAGTGCTGGTTAAAACCGGTATTACTTACCCATGGACTGGCATTGGCAACAGCTACACCGTTCCAGGCTCTGCCACCGGCTCAGGCTATTCCGTCGCCAGCGCCGATCTAGTTGATGTGACAACAGACATTTGCGCACTGACCGGCCTCGAATCAGGCCAATTCGATGCCACACCACTTGCTACCATCACGCGCCCGGTACACGCCATGGCGATCAGCCAAGTGTCAAGCGCCCGCACGGTGCTGGAAATGCTGGCAGCAGCCTATTATTTCGACTGCGTTCTGAGCGACAAACTGTATTTCAGGCCGCGCGCATCCGCCTCCGTTGCCACCCTCACATTTGACGAATTAGGCGTTGCAGTGGACAGCAACAGCGATGCCGACCCGCTGCCACTGATGATGGCAAACGAGCTGGAAATACCGGCTCAAATGGCGATCACTTATAGCAACATCGACGGCGACTACCAGACAGATACTCAGTATTCAGACCGCCTGCTGACAGGGCAGGAAAGCACCAGCGCCACTACATTGCCATTGGGCTTTACCGCATCAGAGGGCAAGCAAATTGCTGACGCGTTGCTGTTGGACAAAGCGGTCAGCGCCCTGAGTACTGTTGTCAGTGTCGGCATCACCCGCGCCGAACTCGAACCCACTGATGTTGTGATTCTGACCGGCGACGATGGTTTCAGCTACCGCATGCGCATCACCAAAAAGACCGAGGAAGCGGGCGTGATCACGCTGGGATGTGTGGCCGACGATGCCGCGGTGTTTACCCAGGCGGGCGTGACAGATGGCGGAACTACCAGCCAGACCGAAGTACTGACCACCCCCACAACCGTGCTTGAATTGCTGGACATCCCGCTACTGAGTGATTCCAATAATTCACCCGGCCATTACGTGGCGGTCAAGGGCGAAAACGCCAGCTGGAAAAACGCTGCGCTGTTTGAGAGTGCCGATAACGTCACCTATGTGCAAAACCAGGTGATCAGCGGTGCCGCGGTCATGGGCACTTGCACCACCACATTGGGCAACTGGACCGGTGGCAATTTTGCCGACGAGACCAACACGCTCACGGTCGACGTGGGGTATGGCGAACTGAGCAGCGTCACGCATGAGGCCATGCTGTCCAACCAATCCACCAATGCCGCATTGGTGGGCGATGAAATTATCCAATTCCGCGAAGCCACGTTGGTCAGTTCCGGCGTTTACACCTTGAAGGGGCTGCTACGCGGTAAGCGCGGCACCGAGTGGGCCATGTCAAGCCATGCGGCATCAGAGCGCTTTGTGCGACTGTCATCGGCGGGTGTGCGCTATGTGACGCAAATCACCAGCGACATTGGCAAGCTGATTTACTTCAAGGCGGTGTCTGCTGGCATGGCGCTGAGTTCGGCCACAGCTGAGAGTTTGACGCTGGCTGGCAATTCGCTCAGGCCGCTGGCCCCTGTCAATCTTCGGGTGTCGAACGAGGCCGATGGCTCATTGCTCAAGTGGGATCGCCGGACCCGCCTGGCAGAAAACTGGCTCAGTGGCGTGATGCCATTGGGCGAATCAGCAGAGTCCTACATTGTCAAAATCTACAGCGGGTCAACGCTCAAGCGCACGCTGACGGCAAGCACTGCGCAGGCCAATTACACCCGCACCATGCAAAACGCTGACGCCATTGCGGGCGACATGACATTTACCGTGCAGCAAATCAGCGGCACATTCGGCCCCGGCATTGCCGCCAGCAGCACCGGAGGCACCGGTTACACGCCGCCAGCAGTAGTCAACACCATCACGCTGGGTGGCACATTTGAATCCGGCAAGACCATCCGTGTCACGCTGAACCTGCTTTATGTCAACTACACCACCACGGTGGGCGATGCTACGCTAGACGGTGTTGCGACTTCGTTAGCAGCGGCTATCAACGCTGCCAGCAGCGCCTACACCGCCACAGCGGTTGGCCCGGTGGTTTCTGTGGTGCAAAACAGTGGATGGGCGTTCACGTTTGGCGCGAAGATGGTTATGGCCGCAAACCTGTCAATGCAGTCCCGGCAAGCGCCAACCGCAGCAGAGCCCGGATCAGCCGATGTGATGTGGTGCGTGATCGCGCCGCCTGGTGGCAGCGGGGAGATTGCAGGCCAGCCCATTGGCACTGTTTTTGAATTGACGGTGCGCAGCAGCATTTATGACGCTGTTCCCATTCGCCGTACTTACTCCTACACGCTTCCCAGCTACACCGCAGACGCGCAGGCCATGATGCTGTCGGTGTACCAGGGTCTTGTCAGTGCATTCGATGCGTCAGGCGATGCGGCGGTCTACGGCATCAACATGCTCGTCAACTTTTACGGCACGGCCTCCGGCATCGAGTTCACCGGGCAATTTGGAATTCCTGGCTGGTTTTGCTACATCACCTCGCCAAACTCTGACCTGTCCTATACAACCTCGTTGCTGTCACCCAGCGCACGCCCGGCCGTGCCGGAGGATTTGCCACAAGTTGTCAGTGCGCTGGTCAATGGCACGGTTGAAGCCGGTATGGTGTTCAGCATCACATTGAACGGCACAACCTACAGCTATACCGCTATTGCCGCAGACACGCCGCTGATTGTCACCACGGAATTGGGCAACCTGATTGCCGTCAACACCGACTTCATCGTCGGCGCCCCTGTGGACAACTCGCTGTACGCGGGCGGCTATTACTTTCTGATTACCCGTGCAGTGGCGCTGACACCATTCACCTACAGCGCATCACAGGTCGGCAGCACCATCACATTGACCGTCGCAGCAGTCAACCCAGCACCTTAAAGGACCCCATGGCCAACTCAACCACCATCATCCAACAGATCATCGCGGGAGCCAATGCCGACGTGCGCGTCAATGAAAACTTTGACGCAGCATCACCTGCCATGATGTTTGGCAGACGCGCTGCCGCCACCACCGGCCTGACATGGGCCTACTACGGCGGTTCGATCAGCATCAATGGCGTGCCAACCGACATTGCCAACGGCACGGTGACACTCACGGCCAGCACCACCAATTACGTCGGCATCACGCAAGCCGGTGTGGTCACGTCCAGCACCACCGCCGACCCGCTGCACACGCCGCTGTACACCGTCGTCACCGGGGCCAGCACCGTCACCAGCTACATCGACAACCGGGGTCCCATGAAGCCCTACGGCATCGGCACACAAGCGATGGCAGATGCCAATCAGACGATCACGCAAGCTCTGGCATTGTGCGACAGCCTGACCACTACCGGCGCACTGACCGCCACGCGCAACCTCGTTGTGCCTCTGGTGCGCAGAGCCTGGACGGTGCGCAACAACTGCACAGGTGGCGGCGTGCAGGTGATTGGGGCTACGGGTACGGGCGTGACCATTGCAGCGGGAAGCGTGGCGCTGGTGGAATGTGACGGCACGAATGTTCTGGCTGCGACGCCTCCTGGCGGCTCTGTGGCGACGGATGCAATCTGGGACGCCGTTGGCGATCTAGCAGTAGGGTCTGGGGCCAACACTGCCGCACGGTTGGCAAAAGGCACCGCCTTGCAGATTTTGCGCGTCAATGCAGCCGAAGACGCGCTTGAGTGGGCTGATCCGGCAGCCGTTCCTACTATGACCCAGTGCATTCCAATTGCTTGCAGCGACGAAGCAACAGCATTGACCGTGGGCACAGCAAAAGTCACGTTTCGCATGCCCTACGCCTTCACGCTGACCGCAGTACGCGCCAGCGTGACCACTGCCCCGACAGGCGGCACCTTGCTGACGGTTGACATCAATGAAGCAGGCACAACGATTTTGAGCACCAAACTGACGTTTGACGCCAGCGAAAAGACCACCACGACGGCGACAACGGCGGCGGTCATCAGTGACGCGTCGCTGGCAGATGATGCAGAGATCACCATTGATATTGACGCGGTGGGCAGCACGGTGGCGGGGGCCGGACTCAAGGTGTATTTGATTGGGACGAAGGCATGATTGCCCGCAGCACAGATATTAAATCTGCATTGCGCAGTCGCCAGCGCGGGTTTTTGCTGAATCCGAACAGGTTTACACCACCCGCCCCTGCTGGTACTACAGCGCTGCTACTGCACTTTACGGGGGCGTTAGATAGTACGGTATTTACAGACAGCAGCCCTTATGCAAGAACGATTACTAAAGCTGGCACTGTCGTTATTCGAACAGAGCTAGCAAAATTTGGCACTTCAGGTAGATTTGCCACAGGAGTACTTAGCGCACCGTTGGACGACTCACTGCGATGCACGGGGGACTTTACGGCCGAGTGCTTCCTAGCCCCGCCATCCACGCTTGAGCATAGAACAATTTTTGGCGTGTGGGATAACAGCAGTGGGGCTAGGTCTTGGAGATTAGTGATTCCATCTGGAGAGCGTACTAAGTTATTGCTAGAAAGCAGCGTTGATGGGGAAGTAAACGCAGCGCGTAACCTCAGTACTCCTACCTCATCATTTTCCGTTTCTGGAACCTTTAGCCACATTGCTCTTACTAGGGATGGGGATATTTTCCGTATATTTGTCGACGGGGTTTTGAAAGCCTCCGCGACTATGTCTGGTAATTTATATCAGCCTGTTAGCGGTAACTTTACCGTGGGGGCTACTAACAGCGGGACAGATGCGCTAGTGGGGCTAACCTACATGGATGAGTTTAGATTGACTAATGGCGCAGCACTGTACACAGCGGACTTCACGCCGCCAGCCGCTCCATTCCCGGACGCTTAAACCATGAGCAGAGGCGTGCATTTTGCCATTGGCCATAAATTTATTTAAAGGACTGACCCATGCCCCCAGATACCCATACAAACCCGCGCGAAGGACTGATCCAGGTCATTGCAGTCCGATTGGACAACTTGCACGCTGATGTGTCCGGCATGCGTGAGGTGCTCAAGGAGATGCATGACCACTTCAACCCGCTGGGGCATAGCACCGACTGGTGGGATTTTTTGGTCACCTGCTTTGGCGGTGGCGCCGGGACTGCATTTTTACTTTACGTTTGAGGACCGCCATGCCAGAACCCACTAGCACCGCCGCCGCAACCATCGCCAGCGCCATGCTCAGCACAAGCGCCATCACCCTACTGGGCATCCCGCTGGGCCTGCGCGCCGACATGCTGGTGGCCGGGTTTGCCGGCTCGCTGGTTAGCATCATCCTGCTCAACACCGTGCCGCCCTACGGCGATACCTGGCGCGATTTGATCCGCACCACGCTGCGGCGCATGTTTGTCAGCATGGCCAGCAGCCTGACCGCCGGCTACCTGACACCCATGGTGATGCTGGCCGTGGCGCTGCCCGACCCGCTGGTGATGGGCAGCGCCTTTGGCGTGGGTGCCGGCGCGCAAAAGCTGCTGATGAGCACCATCGCCCGGCTCAGCACCGCGCCCGTGCAGCAAGGCGGTGCGTCATGATGGCCGCGCTCAACCTCATTCACCTGCTGGCCGCCATTGTTGTGCTGGCCGAAGCGCTCAACAAACTGGAGCGCACCACACCGTTTGCGCCCGGTCTGAGCGTCCACGCGCGCCTGGTCGACGGCCTGAAAGCCATCGCCTGGGCGTTGCTGGCTCTGGGCGCGGGCTGCACCGTGGCCGCGCCGCTGCTGCAGGGCAACGGCTTCCAGCCCGCGTACCTGCCGCTGTTCGACGGTGCACCACCGCTCATCGACCGCACCGCCGTCATGCTGGGCTTTGCGGTTTTGATCAT